AATTGCAGCATCATTAACCTGAACAAGCACATGCGTCGTGCCAGAGTTTAGTGTCCAATCCAACACCTGCTCTGCCGTAGAACTGATTGTGTTCTGCCGGTGGGTGGTGGTATTCTGGGGGATTGCCTGAGAAGGCGTATTAACAATTCTTGCGTTAGGCATAGGATTAAACAGTAAAGGGTGATGCCTGCACGGCTGCGTCCGTTCCGCCAGCACGAATCATAATTGCGCTATCTGCCTGTCGGGCCGACCAGAAGCCTTTCCATCCAGACTCAAGTTTGTGCCCATTTGACGCAGAGGGAACAGAGCGATCAAAGGTAACCATAATATCGGCACCTTGCACATCAACATAAACAAACTTGGTGTCTTCGTCATACCAAGTTGACGCAAACTCAACAGGAACCGTAGAAACCGTCAAACGCTCATCTGTGCCGCCTTCGGTGGGAACAGGATAAAGATTAACTGAAAAAGTATTAGGCATAGTATTAACGAGATTGGCGAGAAACGTAAGTTGAAATTCGACGATATAAAGCGTTATTGTTCCTCTGAGTTTCTGCTTTATCCAATTCTATCAAAAGGTATTGCTGCGCCACATTCTCTTCTGCAATGGCCTTGTCAATTTGACCATCCATACGCAAGAAGTCTGCATACGCTGCGTGCGCTATATATTCAAAAAACTCAGAAGGAATGTTAGTGGATGAATCCGTATATGGGCCTTCCCACTTTTTCAAATAACCCACCCAAAATCCGCTAAGTTCTTTGTCGTTGTGTATTACATTAGCACCATCACTACCAACCCAAAACTCATACTCAATAGCAGAGTTAATGTTTAAGGGGTTGCTGCTCCAAATACGATTAAAGCTATCAATCTCAGGAACGCTATTAGCAATCACGCTCCCAGATCCCGTGTAATCTTCAACACCAGTTCCCGTTTCAAGATTATATGTAAACGTATCGTTATTGATTGATCCTGTGCTTACTGATACAACCTGATAGCTACCATTTGGATCAACAGAACCAGTTAATCCAGAAACAGTAACATACATTCCCTCTACAAAATCAACAGACGCGGTGCATCTAATTGTAACTAATTTATCTGCACGGGAAGCAGTAGCAATATTTTTGGAAGCAGGGGTGAATGTCGTAGAAATAACATTACCAACCGCTGGCCGTGCTTGTGCCCCAACAATATAACGCGGCCAAACTTTGTTCTGTCGATAAGCCTGATAAGCTCTACGATTAACAAAGTTAAGGATGCTTCCTTTTTCGCTAGGGTTAAAGTTGCTTACCCCAGAAAGCGAGCTAATTAAGGAGTAGAGATCACTATACGTCCGATTGGTCATATCTTGTTAGGAGAAAGATGTGGGAACTTCTTTTGGTAATACTTCATAAACTCCTTAGAATGAACTTCCTTATGCCCATATTTTTGCTGCATACGGAAAAACTCCCACTCGGGGATTACACCAATACAGCGACCAAGCCCAGGCACTTCTTTTTGATTCACCAACTCTTTTGCCTGTTCAGCCGCTTGCGCTTCTTTTGACCGTTCAATTTCTTTCTTAAACTCTAACCCAGTAGTAAGCTCACGCATCAAGGCGCGATTAATTTCTCCGTCGTGATACTTGGGAAATGACGTAATTAAGTGCATAATAATAGGGCTACCCCGAAGGATAGCCCCATTATAACATGTAAGTCTAGTAGTTAGATTTACGCAATAGCGGTGATCTTACCGTGAGCACCAGGGTGCTTGACCAACAGCGACAGGGTGGTGTCAACGTAACCACGCTCACCGCCACCTTGATTCGGAAGGCGGGTCGAACCAAGACCGATCAACTCGGCAACGCCGTAGTAGTCGGGATTAATGAGGTAACCCGTGTCCTTGTTCGACGTGTCAGGGGCGCAGTCAGGGTTCATGTTGACAATGCTCACCATACCGTGATCGGACTCATACATCTCAACAGAGAGTTTGATGGTCTTGGAATCAGCAGCCTGGGTAACCTGACGGTAAACCGCGTTGGTCGATCCAGAGGTTCGAGCATAGTCAGCAATAACCCGACGAAGAGCAGTGTCAGCAACCAAGGTAAGGTTGTTGGTGCTGCCAGTCACTCGGTAGATGGACGTGATAAGGTCGTTAAACCCGCTTTCGGTCAGAGAGCCGGTGCTATGGATAGAATCCGCAGAGGTGCGGTAAGCAGCAGGAACGTCAGCCGGACCAGCCGAATCAATCCAGTTACCAAGACCACGCAGACCATAAACGGTGCCAGCACCATCTTCAGCCGTGCGATCATTAGTGGAGCAGAGGGTGGCCTCCACGTCACGCTTCAGTTCGCGAGCAGACTTAGCTTCGGCCTCAGCAATTTTAGCCGGTCCAACGGACTCAACGGCATCTTGCAGGTCCGAAACCATGAAGTCACGGCGGAACTTTTGCACGTAGTTGCCGAGACGAGCGCGGCCACTAAACTTGTCGGTAAACGAGGTAACGTCAGAACCCTCGGCAACACCCGTGGTAACAGGAGCAGCCAGCGAATCAACCGTCCACTCAACGAAGGTGGCGGTTGCCTTGCTTTTGGGAGCAGACGAAAGAACAGGAGTCTCCTCGGGAGCGAGGATCGTCAGGATGTCGGTGAGGTCTTCACGATTGGAGACCCCAGAACCAGGATTAGTGGTGTCGTAGGTATTTGAAAAAGCCATGATTATAAAGTAAAATTATTTACGCTTAGAGTGTTGAAGAGTGCGGAGAGCTATAAAGTCCTGTGTAGCACCTGAAGTTGAGAATCGTTGTTGGACGTCTTTCACTGCTTTAGCAGCGCGAGGTTCTGGCTGCTCGCTTTGAGCAGTGGAACTAATCGAGATGGACGGAGGAGTGATTCTTGCGCTAGGCTTTGTTTGATTAACTGGCTTACGATTATAAATGGAATTAGTAGCGTGAGCTATCATGTATTCCATATAAGGCTCCAGCTCAGGCACCTTCTCTACGGCCTCCTTAATTAGGGGGCTTTCGCGAAGGGATTCAAACTGCTTTCGCACATCATTATCCTCTCCATCAATCCAAGAAAGCTCGGACTTAATAGCTTCAGAAAACTGCGCTTTTGCATTGGCGCGTTGCTCTTTGGCTTGTAAGTCTTGCAATCGTGCAGGCAAAAACGTCTTACGGGATTTTTGGGAATCTCGCAAAACCTTTCGCACCTGAGCCTTTGTAATCTCTTGGTCGCCATTTTGTGCAACAACATCATCTGCTGCCAGATGGTCATTATTCCACAAAACATCTTCTGCCCATTCAATAGCTTCGTCAATTTCGCGGGCTTTTGCCTGCAAATCTTCAATGGTATTGATGTCAGAAAAGGGGTTGTTTTCAACCTTCTTAACTTCCAAGGGATCTTTTTGGCTTTCACGACTTTGCATTTCCTGCTTCAAGGCATTAAGCTGTTCCTCGGCTTGCTTACGCTTTGCGGTAAGCTCACCAAATCTAGCTACTGCTCGGCTCCCTAGCTTTTCAGCTAGTTCACGAAGCTCGGCCTCTGACATGGATTCTAGGTCGATCTCGCTCTTAGAAAGAACTTCTTCTTCGTCTTGGCTTTCAAGCTGATCCTCGTTGACGATTTCCGCGTTAGATTCGTCTTGAGGCTCTGGAGCAGTTTCCTCCTCCACCTGTTCTGCCTTAACTTCCGATTCTTGGGGTTCTGTATTAATCTCCTTAGTAAACACTTTAGGTTCACCAGAAGGTTTTCCATCACCACCTTTGCGATGGAGTGCATACATTCCAAACGCAAGATTATCTGACTGTTCCGCTGGACTTGGTTCACCCGCAGCGTTGGGTGTTAGGACTTCATTAGACATAGTTATCAACGCTCTCTTTATACGCCTGAGCGATTTGCGATAGTGACATTATAACAGTCATTTTTATTGCTTTACAAAAAAACAAAAAAATAATACTTTTATTTATGAGTTCTAATACCCCTAAGCAATCAGCGCACGATTGGACCGCCCCAGAACATTGGAACGTAGCGAAAACAATGGATCGCGTTAAAATTAAAAACAACGAGCACCACGCAAAGCTATACCCGTTTGGGGAGCTAGTGATTAAAGAGCATCCTATTTTTCAATACTCACGCAGAAATCCTCCAGCGCATGTATTAAAAAGTATTTAGTGCGTCTTTTCTGCGTGCCGAAACAGTATACTTTCGGCGTTAGACATTTTAAGGATCTGGTCGTATGCCAGAATCTGCCCAGAGATTTGCTGAATCTTGTCAGTTTCTGCATCAAACAATGCTGCAATGCAGGACTCGCGCTCGTCTTTAATTGATTGCAGAAAGTCTGCAAACTGAGAAACGTGGGAAAGATGATCTAATGATTGTTCTAGTGACATTATTGAGCGTATTTACGAACCATTGAAGCAAGGTTGAGTGCGCGTCCCTTTACCTGACGAGCCCACTTGCTATCAAGCATTTCACGCGCTGCTACGTTGTAATCCTTTTCCATAAGAGCAGCTTTAGTGTTTTCAAACGTTCTTAGGTTAGTTAAACCTAGATTAAAAGACATATCAATTATAGCCTTCTTTACGTCAGACGGCTGCTCATCAAAGTTCGGTAACCACTTACGAGCATCGTTAAATGCTTGGATAATAGACTCATTATAAAGACGTTTAATTTCCGGCTCGGTTAACCGAACCTTTTTGTCAACTAAGTCTTTTACGTTATAACCCATCTTCCTAATAATCCGCTGATTATGAGGCTGTGATAGGTTAAAGCCAATACCAATAGTAGGCTTTTTCTCACTATCAAGATAAGCATATTGCCTAACTCCTTCGTGTTGAGCAATTTGCTTATATAGGTCTTCAGAGAATTTCTTTTGCTGTAGGCTTGCCCGATTAGCTACCTCATTGTAGTTGCCAACATCAGGCATATCAACCACCCATACTTTGAGTGTTAACATCGCCCATAGCAGCAGGAGTAGTCCCAACGCGGCCAATTTGCGCGTTCTGCGCTTGCTGCTGCTGGAAGGTATATTGACCAGCATACTTCTGAATACGCGCTGAAAACGCTTCATCATTTTGTAGACGTTCAGCAACGTCGGGCTGCTGGGCGTATTGTTGGATGACTTGCAATGCAATTTGAGCACCATTTGGTCTAGCAGGCATTTCAATACCTGCAAAGATTTTAGTTAGGTCATCGGTAACAAACTTCACAATTTGCTGCTGGGCCTCTTCTACGGGCTGCAATACGGCGTCTGCTGCAATAGGATCAATAGCATTTGCCGCAATATCAATAAGCGCGTCTGGGTTAATCCGCCCATTCCGGTCAAGCTGAATCAAGCTAACAAGCTGATTAAGTTTTGACTCTTGAGTTTCGGGGTCAGCATTAAGCACGTCGTAGCCAATCACAATGTCGTAGTTCTCATCAGGATCACCCTTATCAAACTCCATGGGGTCAACAACTCCGGTGACACGGAAAAACACTTGGTCTGGCCCAAACCGTTGGTAGCACTTAAAGGACATTTTAATTACCTCTTGGACATGAGCCAAAAACTTGTCCAAAATAAACTGCCGCTTAGTGGCAGATGCTGGGTCGGCCTGACCAAGACCAACCAACTCATCAGCAACCTTTAGAAGCGTTTGCTCCATCTCCATAGAGCCTGGGTTGTATTGTGGCTGTGGGCCAAACTGAAACTCTCCACCACGGCGATATGGAACAAATCGGCCAGGGCCCCAGTCGCTAGGAGCATTGCCAACGGGGTGCATAATCGGCGGCATCGTAGCCATTGAGTTGCGATCAATGCGGCTGTCCCGCTCAATCTTCACCTGCCACTGAATGCCACGCAGAACGTCGGCCATGCTCTGGACATCATAAAGACGCTTAGACGCTTCGCTAATACGAGTGACTACCACGGGATAATCCTCGTAGCCGTTCATCAATTCAAACTTAGCGTAAGGCTTTGTTTCTTCAATTTTAGACGAAAGCTCACGATGGAACACCGTGCAGTAGATGCCTTCAGAGTTATCAATTGGGTCAATCAACCGCTGATAGCCATAAATAACCTCAATCAGCTCCTCTGCGTTGTAGCCCATGTCGTCCCACAACGCAGAGCTGCGATGGGTGTTGTCATTGCCAATAGTGTCAACATTTACGCCGCGATAGTGCTCAATGACATAATCCACCCAGTCGGCATCCCAGCCTTCCGTAGACACTTTATTCTTTAGCTCCTGTGGCGTAAAGTAGGTGCGCCAAAAACAATAAGGAGCCCGTTGTGGATCAGTCGTGTAGGAAGGGAAGAAGAAGTCACCATCGGGCGTCAAAGACTGAACAAGAGGGCAATCAACCTGTCTACGGCTAACCGGAATCTCGGCCACTCCTTTTTTCCGCAAGTCCTTCAATGCTTTCTTGGCGCGAGCGTCAGTTACCGAAGGATAGACGGAACGCATCATTGCAATAAGCTCGTCGTCCCCAGACCCATCCATAACCATTTCAGCAAGCTGTGGGTCAACCTGAGCTAACTGCTGAAGGTCAAGCTGTTGCAGGTAGGTGCGATCTTCTCGCTGCCATCCAACATAAGTGATAGCCATTCCGCGCTCAAGTAGGTGGTTGGCCGAGGCTTCCATTTCTTTCTTGAACCGAGGGATGTAGCTACTCACCATCCACTTCAGGAACGAGCTAACCACTCGGGCGCGTGACATGTCCCCAAACTCTACGGGATAAGCACGAATGTTGGCCCTCACCATAGAAGAAATAAGCAACGCTACATAGCTATTAATACGGGAATCAATAACGTGCGCCTCGGAGTCCGAGGCACCATCCCAAGGAAACGCATCAGAGCCATGCTTGCGAAGGTCTCGGTTCTTCCCAGGCCAGATGTTGTTGCGGTCGTCATAACTCTGACGGCATTGCTGAAAGTATGCTTCTAGGTCTACAAGCGTATCATCACACGCTTTTTGCAATACCATAACATTTGGCTCCTTAGAGGCAAACGTAAGAGACTTTTCTTGGCTCTTAGTGTTCATAAAGTTTTACTATTAAATTTTTTAGAAAAAGACGAAATTGCAGTGTGGGTAAATGTGGGATGCGCCCCAATCTTTTCACAAATTACAGAAGGGGCAATTGGGTCAGGATACCCAGTAAGTTCTTGATAAAGAACCTCAAACCCAAGAAGCCTGTCTATTTGTTGGTCAACCCACTTGCTATTACAAGTTATATCCGGTAAGTGCTGCATGCCTGTAGGTTGTGTCCTTA